GTTTTATATTTTTAGGCCAATCAGTATTAAAATATCAAGTACCATTTGATATTTATTATTCTATAAATCAAATTTATGAATCTAAGTATCCTGAATTAAAACCTGCTAATAAACAATTAGTGGGTAAAATAGAAAAAGAACATAGTTTATTTTATCAAGGTGAAAATAATGATAAAATGACTAAACATAATTATTTACCACAAGATGTGTTAAATTGGTTTAAACAAATGTTTCATCATTATTTAAATTGGAATAGAATAAAAAAATATAATACTCATCTTAATTCTATTTGGGTAAATCAAATGTTTCAACATGAATACAATCCAGTGCACGTGCACCAAGGATCAATGTTTACGGGTTTATCTTCTGTAATGATTTTAAAATTACCACAAAGTTTTGGTGTAGAATATTCTGCAGCTGATCAACCACAAAATGGTAGATTACAAATATTAGGATCTTCTTCTGGTATGTTTGCAAATGTAGATTATCAACCAGAGGTAAAAGAAAGAGATTTTTATATATTTCCATATGACATGAGACACTGTGTGTACCCTTTTAATGGACCTGAATGGAGAAGAACACTAGCAGCAAATATGGATGTAGAATATAACCCAATTCAAAATAGAGGAGTAAGTTAATGTACGAGAATAGACACATCACAGAACCTAAATGGAAAAGTTGGATAATACAAACAACTACACCATTGTTTACACCCGATCAATGTAAACAAATTATAGCAGCAGGTAGAGCACAAAAACCACAACAGGCGCAAGTTGGTATGAATAGACCAGGTGGCGGAACAGATACAAAGAAAAGAGTTACAACAATTAGTTGGATACCATTTAAAGAAATGGAACACATGTATAAAGATTTAAATAATTTTATACAAAAAGCTAATGAAAACCATTTTGGTTTTGGAGACATACAAGTATCAGAAAATGCACAATTTACAGAATACCCTAAAGGAGGGTTCTATGATTGGCATATGGATTGTGATGTAAACATGGCTCATGAACCACCGGTTAGAAAAATATCTATGACTCTTTTATTAAATGATCCATCGGAATTTAAAGGTGGTGATTTAGAATTAATGGGACCTGGTAAGTTTGCAGACCTTAAACAAGGTCATGCGATTGTATTTGCATCTTTTTTAAATCATAGAGTTGCACCAGTTACAGAAGGTGTTAGACAATCTTTGGTTGTTTGGTTTGGGGGTAAACCTTTTAGATGATTAAAGAAGGATTTTTTCCCACTATTATATATGCAGATGATTTTAAATTAAACACAAATGATCTTGCACAAAATATTATAAATTGGGCTAAAGAAGATAAGGGATTAACTAAAACAAATGTTAATGGTTGGCATAGTACAACTGACATGCAAAACAAACCTGAGTATAAACCTTTGGTAGATGAGTTATTTAAAATGGTTCATAAAGTATTTGAAGAAGAATGTTTAGATAAACAACCAGTGCTTGGTAATATGTGGGCTAATATAAATCCATCTGGTGGTTATAATAAACCACATGTACACCCCAATTCATTATTTAGCGGAGTATACTATGTTAAAACTCCTTCTAATTGTGGTCGTTTAATATGTCAAGACCCACGTCCTGGTATTCAAACAGTTATGCCTACAAGAAAATCTGTAGAAATTCCTAAATATTTATGGAGAGATGTACATTTACAACCTCAAGAAAATAGAGTTGTAATGTTTCCGGCTTGGTTATGGCACTCCGTTGAACCTAATCAATCTAAGGATATAAGAATATCAGTAAGTTTTAATTTTATACAAAGAGGATTTGAATAATGACTTTTAATAAATATCATGTAATTAAAAAAGCAATTAACTACGAGTTAGCTAATTTTATATTTAATTATTTTTTACTTAAAAGAGACGCTGTTGATTTTATGTATAAAAATAACATTACTTACGATAATGGTATGCTAGGTACTTGGAATGACCCACAAATTCCAAACACTTTTTCTTGTTATTCTGATCCTGTGATGGAGACTTTGTTAGTGAAAGTATTACCAGTAATGCAGCAAGAAACAGGCTTAAATTTAATTCCAACTTATTCGTACGCAAGATTATATAAAAATGGTGATGAATTAAGAAGACATAAAGATAGGCCTTCTTGTGAAATATCTACTACTATTAATTTAGGTGGTGATCCTTGGCCAATATTCATAGACGGCACAGGTGCAGATACAGTTATAGATGAATATAAAAAAATACATAAACCCAACGCTCCAAAAGGCACGAAAGTCTTGCTTGAAGTCGGCGATATGCTAGTATATAGTGGATGCGAATTAGAGCATTGGAGAGAACCTTTTGAAGGCAATGTCTGCGGACAAGTGTTTCTTCATTATAACCATGTAAATGGTCCTTTTGCGGAAAAGAACAGGTTCGACAAAAGGCCAATGTTAGGCCTTCCGTCAATGACAAAGGCATAATATGATGGAGTTATATGTTACAAAAAATAGGTTTTTTACCTGGATTCAATAAACAACTTACACCCACAGGGGCAGAAGGCCAATGGACTGGCGGAGAAAACGTTAGGTTTAGATATGGTACTGCCGAAAAAGTAGGTGGTTGGAAACAACTAGGGGAATCAAAACTTACAGGAGCAGTAAGAGCTCTTCATCATTTTGTTAATAAAGACTCAATTAAATACGCAGCGTTAGGTACAAACAGAATTTTATATGTATACTCTGGAGGAGTATTCTATGACATACATCCATTAACTAATCCATCAGGCACAGCTATCACTAATGCATTTAGCACTACTAATAATGACCCAACTGTAACAATAACGTTTTCTGGTTCTCATAATTTTCAAGCAGGAGATATAATATTATTTGGTGATGCATCTACTTTTAGTGCAATTACTAATTCTAATTTTGGATCAGCAGATTTTTGTGATAAAAAATTTATGGTAACAAGTGTGCCAAGTTCTACTACTATAACTATTACAATGCCTAGTAATGAAACAGGAAGTGGTGCAACTTTATCAGGTGGTATAACTTATTTTCAATACTATCACGTAGGACCAGCAGAACAGGTTGGAGCTTTTGGTTGGGGTATATCATTATGGAGTGGTAATGTATTAGGATCAGTTAGCACAACTTTAGATGGATCACTAGCAGATGATACCAATGGAAATAATGGTTCAGCAACAGAAATTACATTAACTAGCACAACAGGTTTACCAACATCAGGAACTAATTCTATTACAGTTGGAACAATAGGAAGCGTAACAGGTAGTGAAATAATTACCTACACAGGAGTTTCAGGAAATAAAATTACCGGTATTACTAGAGGAGCACAAAATTCTACACGACAAGCTTGGTCTAATGGATCAACTGTCACTAACAGTTCTAGTTTTACAGGATGGGGAAACCCAGCAGCCAACACCGATTCAGTAACAGACCCAGGTTTGTGGTCTCTTGATAACCTAGGAAGCACTCTAATTGCTCTAATTCACAATGGTGAGTGTTTCCAATGGGACGGTGATGCAACTAATGCAACAGCAACACGAGCTACAATTATAACTGGTGCACCCACTGCATCTAGAGATATGTTAGTATCTACACCTGACCGTCACTTAGTATTCTTTGGAACAGAAACAACTATTGGTGATAAAACTACTCAAGACGATATGTTTATAAGATTTTCTTCTCAAGAAAATATAAATGATTATACACCTACATCTACCAATACCGCGGGTACACAAAGACTGGCCGCCGGATCACGGATCATGGGAGCAGTGCTTGGTAGAAATGCTATTTATGTTTGGACAGATACATCTTTATTTACTATGCGTTTTGTTGGTCAACCATTTACATTTGCTTTTGAACAAGTTGGAACTAACTGTGGATTGATAGGTATGAATGCAGCTGTAGAAGTTGACGGCGCTGCTTATTGGATGTCAGATAATGGTTTCTTTAGATTTACCGGTAAACTAGAATCATTAGATTGTTTTGTTGAAGACTATGTTTACGATGATCTTAATACGACATCTAATCAATTAATTTATTGTGGTATTAATAACTTGTTTGGTGAAGTGCAATGGTTCTACCCAACGTCTACATCTAATGTTAATGATCGTTCTGTTATATATAGTTATTTAGATTCAACAGTTGATAGACCTATTTGGTTTACTAACGCTAGCACAATATTTAAAAGAACAACTTGGGCTGATTCTGCTGTATTTGGTTTACCACATGCTACAGAATATGATGCAGGCACAGATACATCTTTTGATGTGACTGGTAACACAGATGGAATTAGTTATTATTACGAACATGAAACAGGAGTAAACTATATTAAAAATGCTACTACGTTTGCAGTACCAGCTAATATTACTTCAGGTGATTTTGACATTACACAAGATCAATCAAGAGGAATTACATTTAGAGGAGACGGTGAATTTATGATGAGAATAAGTAGAATTATTCCGGATTATATTACTCAACAAGGAACAACAATTATACAATTAGATACAAGAGATTTTCCTAATGACTCATCATCGAGCTCACCATTAGGACCTTTTAATACAACATCAAGCACTAAAAAAATAGATACACGAGCTAGAGCCAGATCTATTGCATTGACTATTTCTAACACTGCTGTAGATACAAACTGGAAACTAGGAACGTTTAGATTAGACGTTCACTCAGGAGGAAGACGATAATGGCCATTACTAGATTACAACAAGCTAGACAAATGTTTAGATATGGTGGCGACACTATGGGTGGACCTAATGATAAATCC